TCAGCATCAACAACTTTGGCTGCAGATGCCTTTCCTTCTGGAGTACCATCGGTAGCAATAGCAACACGTTTACGACCATCCGAATCTTTATACATAGCCACACTGCGAATCTTTCCATCTTGTTTATGGATTTTCCACATAGGAATGTTATGAACCATACTTTCAGGCGATTCAAAGCCGGTACCCTTTATACCACCTTGATCAGCATATGCCTTTGTAAGCATTGCATGGATTTCATCGGCATGGGCACGTTTCTTTTCTACATCAGATGGTAAAAAGTTCTTAAATCCTTCATTTAGCTTTCGAAAATCTGTGAATCTAAAATTCACAGTAACATTTTCGAAAATTACTTCATCCGAGTTGGTTTTTTCTAAAATTCCAGTCATCTACGATAATACCTAAGTTTGTTGGGGTCATTCTATGACCACCTTCTGTGATGACCATATTTGCAATATTTGCATATTTAACCATTGCGTTATCAGGGGAAACCACATCGTCATCCTTTGAAAGGACAACAGTGCGTTCAACATTTGGGTTGATCAAAACGTCACGATACAGATTTGTAACGCTTTCAGGCAACCCATACTTCTTCAAAGATTCACGTGGATTCAATGAAGGGTTGTAGAGGGTCAAAGACACAGAAATAATAGACGCGATACGCTCTGCATACCAGCCACCCAATGACGATGCGATGATGTGAATCGGTTCATCAATCGACTTCAAAGTATTGACAATCGAGCGAAAGTCTGTGACTTTGGGGAAGAGCCGTAGCCGTGAATGTAAAAAGTTTTCATCTTATTTTTCCTTTGTTGCATCAATTATAACACAAGTTTAGATCAATTGAAAAACTTTCTCACATGAGAATGATGTATTCGACAGTTTATGATGCCGTTATATGTCTTTTCCTTATCAATTTCAAGAACTTTATGATCAAACTGATATTTGGCTTCGAGATATGATGCATGTGACTTGCTGAGACAAAAGCAGATTATTTCACGTGTGAAAGCATCTTCGCCAAGGGTTTCTACATCCTTTATAAGTTCAGCAGACGAACTCCAATAAGTGAGCCAGTCGGAAGGTACCAGACTCTTAATTTTTTTGACTTTTTTTGTCCCATTCTTTAGTTTAACCGTTTTCTGGGTTGTCTTCTGAAAGAACGCTAATTTTTTACCGATATAAAACTTCCCATCGGATATTCGTGTAATCTTATACACAAATGAAAAGGCATCACTAGGAAACTGATCCTGTGATGCCATTATAACACCATTGTATGTCCACTGACTCATAGTTTTCTCCTATAAGTCAGTATTTATTGCTAGTTATTAACAAAATCCAACAGTTGTTTTTCGGTAAGTGCCCCAGACTTGCGACTAAGCTCTTTCCCGTTTTCATCAAACTTAATCACTACAGGCACACTTCTAATACCAAAGTTTGTTGCAGCTTCTTGCCCAGAGTCAGTATCGATATCTACTTTCTCAATCACCAACTGACCAGAAAGAGAGTCGATAACTTTATCGAGTTGTTTACATGGATTACACCATGCCGCACCGTATTTTACAATTTTCATATAGTTCCTTTAAAAATCATCCCAACCAGAAACTGCCGATGACTGAGAATATTCAGTAACAGTAGTTTCAAAGAATCCTTCACGCTTAACTTGATCCAAGTGAGCATATGGGTTTTTCGTAAAACCGGGATATAAAGTACCCAGACCAATTAGCTTTGCACGTTGATTTGCAAGCCATTTAACATATTGCTCGGTTGATTGTTTAGAAATACCAAGAATACGATCCCCATAAATCTCATGACCCCAAGTAATTTCTTCTTCAACAGCATCACGAATAACTTTTTCGAGTAATGATCGATGTTCAGGGTTATCAAGATTAAATGCCTCTTCAATCAAATAACGCATGAATGACACATGAGTTACTTCGTCATTCTCAATGTACTTAATCATTTTTGCAGGGCCAACAAGTTTATTGCGCGATGCAAGCTGATAGAAGAAATTGAACCCAATATAAAAGAACAAACCTTCCAACACAAAGTCAGCAGCAAGAGAAACCAAATATGCCTCTTGTGTCCTCTCTTGGTTAAACTTTTCATACAAATCAGCAATCACTTTGTTACGACGAAGCAGCTTAGGATTTGTCCTGTAATAGTTATAGATTTCATCACGTTCATTCGATGGAAATAACTCTTGCAGCATATACTGATAAGACTGCGAGTGAATCATTTCTTGGAATGTCTGCAGAACAACTAATGTTTTGACTTCCGGCGCAGTAATCATCGACCCAATATTAGGAAGGTTCTCAGTCTGCATAGAATCCAATGCAATCAAAAATGATAGCGTGTTTTTAAGGGCTACCATTTCATCAGGCGTCAGTTCTTTAATAGTCGCCTTATCTTCGACCAAAGAAACCTTTTCAGGAATCCAATGGTTATTCAACATAACCTTGTACAAAGTGGTTGCCCACTTGTACTTGACGCTATTAAGGTTGGCAATGCCAGTAGGATTGCCCCCAAACAGCTTACGGCCTTCCAAGCTATCATCACCTTCAGGATTAAAAATTTTACTCATAGTGTCTTATCCAGCACATGCTACGCATGCATCTTCCTTTGCTTCAAGTTGTTCATTTTTCTTAATAGTACGGATATAGTACGTTGCCTTAATTTTCTTTTGGTGCGCGTAATGCAAACCATCATAAAGAGTCTTAGCACTAAAGTTTTCGTCATTTTGATCAAGCAAAAATTCCATGGAAACTCCAGTGTCAGTAAACTTCTGAGTCTCCGCAACAGCATCGATAATTTCTTCCATGCTATGCTTCGAAAAAGTCTTCCCATAGCCAAGTGGATTTTCACCCAAAAATTTTGCCGCAACCATCAACGAACCGTTCTTGTTGTCTTCGGCAAAGAATGCACTGTAGACAGGAAGAACAGTAGCAGAGCAGTCTTGGTAAATCGATGTAGTTGTAGTTGGTGCAGGGGATGTCAGTTGTGAATTGTGCATACCATACAAATCAATCTGTGATTGGGCGTAATCCCAATCATACTTACCAGAACTACGCGATTTAAACATAGCAGTCATTTCACCATTTGCCCACTTAGAAGTTGGGAAAGCGTTGAAAGAACCGAAGCGTTTAGCCAATTCTACCGATGCCAGAACTGCATTATATTCAATACATTCTGCGATATCACGAATGGTATCAAGACTCTTGAAAGTCTTGCGATTTTTCACAAGATAATCATGCAATCCCATCTGACCAATACCGATAGTTCTAAATTCCTTATTGTGATTCAATGTTATAGGATCAGGCGAATTTGTCAACTCAATACCATAGGACAAAACTTTTGTAGCCAACTTAGAAATACGAGCCAACTGTTCCATGCTGGTGATGTTAGAAAGGTTCACCGAGCAAAGATTACACACATGCCCAAATTCATCCGGTTTAACATTGGAAAAACTTTCTGTGCAGAGATTCACTGCAGGAATACCATAGGTTCCATCATGCCCCGCATTAGGGTTTACTTCATTGATAGTGTCTGTAAAAGCGAGATAAGGTAAACCAGTTTCGAACTGAGAGCGCATGAATGTTTTAAAGATTTCACGTGCTTTGATACTACGAGCAACCTTTAGTTTTCCATCAGAAAATGCTTGTTCAATTTTCTCATATGCTTCCTCAAATTCTCTCCCATAAAGACCTCGAACATCAATACCTAATTTGATGCGTACTTCATGAGGGCAAAATGTTGTCCAGTTACCATTTTCTTTATCCCGACGCATGAAAACATCAGGAATAGTCAATTGAGGAAACACATCATAAGACTTCAAGCGAATATCACCATGCTCGGTTTGCATGTCAAGAAAATCCAATACATCGTTATGCCAAATTGGGAGAGCCACGGTACCTGCACCAGCACGTTTACCCCCTTGGTTCACAGCTACCAATGTATCATTGATAATTTTGATCCACTGTGTAACAGGGCCAGCAGCATTTTCATTCAAACCTACATTGGAGCCTTTGGCGCGAAGGTATCCCATAAAAATACCAATACCACCACCATTTTTAGACACACGTGCAATACGTTTTACGTTATCAAAAATAGAATCCAAATCATCTTCGATTGCAATAATAAAACATGAAGAGGTGTTACCGCCGCCGCGCAAGTTAGCCATGAAAGGTGTAGCTAAAGATAGTGTGCGATTCGATAGTTCGTCATACAACTCTTTAACAAATTCCATACGTGTAGATGCATCTTCAAGCTGTCCAAAGCGCATGGCTGTGACCATATGCATATGCTGATTCAGTTCATATTTCCCTAGATACTTTTTCTTTACTGTGATCAACGAAGAATGTGAGTGTGCAAGGTCACGATTATGATCAATAGATTTACCCAATTCTTCAATCTGCTCTGGTGTAAAAAACTTAGTCACTTCGGAAGTAAAATAACCCTTGCGAATATTGGTGGCAAGGATGCTAGAAAATGATTTTCCACGCAATTTAAAGTCTGCCCACATTTGCATCGCAAGTGCGCGACCAGCAACATTCAACCATGCAGGATCACTAGCACTTGCCAACTTCAGAGCATTGTTAATAACATTATCTTGAATCTCAGATGTCTTAATGCCTGTTTTAATAAACTGATCAATCGATGCTTCAAGCATCAAAGGATTGACATTTTGACCATCTGTCGCCAAAGCAATAGACTGTTTGATTTTAGTAACATCATAAGGTTCGCGCTCACCATTTCGTTTTTCAACCCAAACATCTTTAATTTTTACCATTTATACTCTCTTCCATTCGTTAAATTTCATCATTCCCATAAGCCCCTGATATGTGTTGTCATTGATTATTTTCACAGGGTCTTTACCTGCTTTAACCAAATCATTTATGTCAACCTTTTTGGCAGTTGTGTTGGGCCATATAACAACCTTGTAGCCCTCTTCAAGTGCCTTTTTATACATAGAAACAATATCCTTGTTTCTTGGTTCACAATCAAATATCAAAGTGATGTTGTTCTTGTCAACACCGAGTTTCTTTGCTGTTGATAGAAGACCCGCATTAACCGAAGCAAGACAGTTCGGCAAAAATAACGAATCCAGAGGCCCCTCGACCAACAGAATATTTTTCTTTCGCGTGACCCTATCGATTCCAAAAATTGTTGGCATCTTCTTATCGATGTTCACGGTGAGATATTTATGGCTTGATTCGCCTGTTAGATCACGACCTTGATATGCATATATGTTACCCCGCTTGTCAAAAAATGGAATAACAAGTCTAGGCCCCTCTGGAGCCTTTGCCATTTCTGGATTGAATTGCGCAGAAAACTCGCTGAATTTCTCTGCATAGTAAAAAGGGTACTTAGGAAGCTGTCGTGATGCCACGTATTGGGCCACCATGCTGTCTTCTGGCATTTCTGATACCAGTTCAAGGTCAAGTGTGCAAATCGCTTCTGGTGGCGGTTTAACGGGTTCCTCTTTGGTTGTAATGACTGCGCCACCATCACCATTGATCCGATATTTCTCAAACTTGTAATCCGCAAACAAATCTGGCTCATACAACTTCATGTATGCACCAATCGGTAATGCTAGGCCACAATTGAAACACGAACACATGACGGTATCATCAAGTGTTCGCATATGAAACCGCATCTTACTTTTGGATTCTTTGGAGTCTCCACAGACTCCGCATCTACCTTGAAAGTGAAAAGGGTTATCGTTTTTGAGTCTACCTCTCTCCACTCTTTGCCCAACCATCTTGGCAAATTTTATGTCAATGAAAAGCATTTATACCTTATTTAAAATCTACCATCACAATCTCAAACTCATGACCCTCCTGAGAAAGAGTTTCCATACGAATACCAAAGTGTTTAAAAGTGTTGTTCGGTTTTCGTTTATAGGTTAGATTATCACCCAGATCGTAAAGATTGCAATGAGTCTTACCTTTCTTG